AGATCTGCTGCTATATGTTGGTGGTGTCCCCATTTATCAGGGTCTTTGTTAGTTCTACAAATAAAATCAGGCCAAACATTTTTTACAAAATATAGGAAGTTATCCTGACATAATTTAATATGTCGAAGCCACACCTTTTCGAGCCTCTTTCGCAGTTGATCTGTTGTTAGTAATTCAGTGTTTGTCATCTAATTTTTTTGTTCTGTCGGGTCCCCTTTTATCATATCATTTGAGGATAGACTACTTCTATTCGTGGTACAAGTTATAGTCAAAGTGTAGTAACATCGCAAATTTTACAGTTTTTACAAAAATAAAATTTAGTTTTATATTTTGGATTTTGGTTGGTACCTCTATTATGCCCCAGCCGTATAGGGACGGCTAGGGCGTTCATATGAATTAAGCCCTAGTTTGTTCTAGGTATCTTAATCGATCGTCAACCGATCTTTTTAATTTTTTAATCACGTTATAAGGTAACCTATCTTTATCAGTATTCAAGATTAAAACGTGACTATTATTGTCGGTCTCGTTGCTAAATCTAAATTTAACTTGAGACGTTAAGGGCGTAATTACGCCCTTAAGTTCAACATGATATCCTTTATATTTAAAAGGTACTATCATTATTTTTTACCCTCGAACTTGTAATTAGTTCTCAGTTCGTTTGAAATACCACCAGTTAAATACTTGGCATATAACTCTGGATGATCTTTTTTGAACTTAGTCACATCGAAACGGCTTGTTTGTTTCGTTAGTAACTGAACCGATCCAATATAAAAGCCCTTTTTTCCCATTGTCTTAGGCTCTTTAAATTGGAAATAGTTGTCGTTATTTTCACAATGTTCAACTAATTCAGGTTTGATTAACTTAGTAACCTTTGAATAGTTTTTTATTGTGTCTGTGAATTGACTATAAACTAATGCTTTATAATCAATTTTTTTTGTTTCAATAGCATGAAACATTTGTTTTAGTGATTTCATAATTAACTCCTTTGTTAGTTTGTTTTTTATTTATCACTGTCCCATTAATATAGGATTAAAAAGTAATTGCAAGAAAATAAAAAAATTTATTTACAACCCCACGTTGTGGGGTTGTAAGTTAGAATCATTCTAAACTGGTACATTTAGAACTATAAATAATAATATTAATAAGACCCACGGTCCAAGGATCTTGATTATAAATTTTAATAAGTCCTCTATCATGCAACCGCCTTTATGAATTTATTGTTAATTTTACGCCCTTGACCCTTTGCAACGAGTCCAACAATAACGCCCCTCGGATCACGAAAGCGTAGATCATGCTGATCACCATCAATGACACGCTTGCCAAGCCATTGCTTAGGTAAACGATCCTGAAACACAACAGCCACATTATGACCGGATCTAATGGCTGCATCGATGTCTGAATCATTACGCCCTGAATCGGAGAAGGTAACATTAAGATTCTTAACATTATGATTCAGGTAAGATGGAACTTTAGTATATTCATAAAACTGTACATCCGGATGCAATTCATGCAATGTACCGCCTCCATCAACTTTAAATTTATGCCAAGCAAGATCTGATGTCCCATTTAATCTAACAGCGAATTTATAACCCTGATTCCTTGCCCTCTTCTTGAGCTGTTCAATCTCAAGACTTAATTGCTGTAAGAATGCATTTTTATTGGTCCAGAATAAATTAGTCTTTTTTATTCTGGCCTTCTGTACTGAAATCATTTGACCACGTCCAGATGTATTCAGGCATGCCGCTGCGCATTCCGGAGAAGCTTTCGGACAAACATTCTTTTGGCTTAGATCATATGGGGCCAAGTGTAGAATTGCTGTCTTATATCCGAATGGCTCTCCTTTGGCCATTTTGGTTTGGCTGTAGTAATTTAATAACATTTTTTGCTCCTTTGTTAATTGTTAAGGACCAAGGCCCGCTGTCGGTGATGCCGTAACCAATAGAACCCGGTTAAGCTTTTACCGGATCCCTCGAGCGTTGGTCCAGATTCCCATTAACATGGGAGCCCCAGGACTGTCAAGCTTTATTTAAATTAATTTAGGCCGGAATAACTTATTTTTTTTTATTTAGTATTAGTACAGTAGTCGCAAAATTTGCATAAGCATTTTTTAGTAATCTCGCATGGGTGCGTTTAGTAATAGTACATGAACCACGAAACTCGCATATAGAAAGTTTAGTAATAGTAATCCTATCTATAAAAATCGCATAGCGATTTTTAGTAATAGTATTTCTCTTCTCTAAAAGTTGCATAGCAACTTTTAGGAATATGCGTGAGGCGTGGTTATTGCGTCAAGATTTTTTTAAATGCGTCTCGTAAGTTTAGGTTCTCATAAACTAGAACCAAGTCTCTCGGTTCACGAACCACGAAAATTTGTAAATTTTTAGAAGACCTCTGCGAGAGGTCTTCTCGCAAGATAAAAGATTGACCGCCATTTTTAAAATGAGTCAAGTGCCAATTAATTTGATACTTTGAAAGTCCACAATTCTTGACATCATTAGACTTTAATTCAATCCAAATACTTTTATTGTTTATCAACCAATAAACGTCAGGTATTCCGTTAATTGTATTACTTTCTATGCGAAAAATTTGACCTTTTAAGTTTAATTTTTTGATACGCTGCCAAAGATTTTTTTCAGATTTTGCCATTAACTTATTAAGTCAATAACATAAAAAAAAGGGCAACAAAACCCTCGCCTTGTTGCCCTCACATATTCAACCTGCCGAATTCAAGCAAGCGAATTCTATTTACTATTCATCAATTCTTTCACAGTATTTTGAGGAATAGTCATGTTTATATTTGTTTGTTTAGCAATTAAAGAGATTTGTTTCAATACCTCTGCTCCAATCATATCAGAATGAAGTAAATCTTCTGCCTTTTCTTGCAAATTATCTAATTTTTTTAACTCCTGACCATCTTTAGAATTATAGAACGCTTTTTTAGTTTCTTGACGACATAACCCCTCAAGAAACTTATCGTATTCGCTAGATAAAAAGTATTGCTTATCTTTATCATTCCACTCTGGAACATTATCATCGTTCCAAGTTCTTCTGCTTGATTGCCAACCCTCTAATTTATTATTTAATTTTTGGGTGCATTTACGAAGTTTATCCCTTTTTTGTTCAAGAACATTCCTGTAATTATTAGAAAAATGGTTGAAGTCTTTTTCTAGTTTTAATATCTCAACCAACTCCTTTTGAATACCAAGACGTTTTTTAAAAATAGGGTAATTTTTCTCTGCCCTCTCATTAATCACGCTTTGATGTATGCTCTCAATCGCTTCTTTTTTTTCAGAAAACTTTGATCTTAATTTTCTTGACCAATATTCTCTGTTTTCTTTGCTTATCTTACTCATTATTGCTCCTTTGTTTAGTTAATAGGGGGTGCTATCATAACCCTATTGAAAGTGTACATATCTTGATAGCTAAACTGTACATCTAAGGGAAAACCCCTGTGATTATTTTTATTCTCTACTAGCTTATAGTCAAAAATAATCAAAAAAATTCTGTTATAAATTACCATCATCTATCTGTTTATTAGTTGTACTTGGGTGTAGAGCAATTTCAATTTTTTGTTTCAAATTTGCGCTATCGTCTGCCAAGTATTGTTTCTCTTTTATATTTTCATCATCATCATAAACATCATAAATGTTTGCGTCTAACCATCTTAATATCATATCAAGAGTAACTTTATATTTATCTTTTTTAACCAATTGTAAAACCATCACACTCCTCACAAAATTTTGCAAAGTCTTTTACATTTTGAACACTAAATGGATAGTAAGCGTCAAAGTTTATCTTATCGTAAATTTTTTCCCATTTTTTATGTTCAGTTTTAGGAAACTCATTTGGTGCAAGATTTTTTTTATTTAATTTGAAACATACCTCACGTTCAAATTCTGCAAGTTCTTTTCTTACTTTGTCATTTGCTTCTTCAATTTGTTTATTTTTTATTTCCCAAGCCATAGCGTACTTCTTTGTATGACCTGACTTAATCAAATATCTTAATTGTTTGGCTATTGCTCTTGCGGTTTCTTTCGGCACTAAATGATTATCATTATAACCCCAACCCTCTACATCAAATTCATCAACACACTTTGTCTGCTCAATTACATATTGTGCTAAAGGTCGCCAGAGCCAAACATTATTACGAAAATAATTGCCAGCTTTCGACTTTGGTTTTCCCCAAGATTGTAAATCAAATCCCATTATTCCCCCTTGTTTTTAATTAAGTTTAATTTTATTTTTTTATTATGTATATCTTTACAAAGTTTATCTCTAATTTTACAATACCACTCAAATAATTCTTTATCTTCATTAATTGAGTATTTAATTGCTAAAGTCTTTTGAATAATAGAATATAACTCATCATCTATATAAACAAATTCTTTATCTGGCATATCGTTTTCTATTCTCATTAACACAACTCCTGTTTTAAATATTGTTGAATTGTAGGTATTTTATTTGTGTAAATCTGACCTAAAACTTCTATAAAAGGGTACTCACTTTCACTATCAATTTGAAAGTGTTTTTTCCATTTTTCAATTATTTTATCTAATTGTTTTTGTGTAGGTTTTTCAGATTGTTTTATCAAAACAACATCATTACCATATCTAGTTGTTATTTCTATTTTCCAAATTAAATTGTTTTTCATATTGCTCCTTTTTATTTTTTTTTAAAAATTAAAAATATTCTTTCCTTTATCCCATGTTGATAAGATATGCAAGTTATATTTTGAAAAAAATACTCAACAAAAACCATAGTAAAACTAACAGAAATACTGCAACTATAGGTTGTGTAATGATAAATGCCATTATTTGTGCTAAAAATCCCATTAATATAAGATAGTAATAAGAGTATGAATTACAAGTTAAATTTTAGTAATTTTTAATATTACTGAATTTGGAATAATTGTTGTATTTCCTATTGTCTCAATATCTTTATTATTATCAGCTAAAGAGAAGTCCCCAAAAACCCTAGTTATACCTTTTGATTGAGAGAATAAATGACCTTTAGTGATACATGTTGGTAATTTTTGTTTTTTTAATTCATCAAAACTAGACCACGAACTATTGCTTAAAATATCAAACCACTCAATAGAAACCATTGGATATTTTTCTATTTCATTTTTAATTTTTTTTGGAACGGGAATTTTCTTTTTATTCTTTTTCATAAAGTTACATTGTAATTTTTTAGGAATATGAAACTTACATAGTAAATTTTTAGGAATATGAAATTTACATAGTAATTTTTTAGGAATATCATTTCTTATCATCCGTTTTAATAACAACAGATCCTACAGAAGTATTTAAATGAGCATTATGTATTTCATTAAATGCTATCATCCAATCGCTACTCCGAACCAATTTGATCTGGCGTGATGTTAATGATGTCTTTCGCTTCTCCGATTTTACCTTCGAGCTCTGACAATCTTTTTTCAAGTTCCTCACGACTCATACCCTCCAATCCAACATGCTTTACTTCTTTCTTATCGACAAACATACCTGCCATTTGGCCTGATCTATACTCTGCATTTACTGCTACACCAAATTGTTTTTTGTCCTCTGCCTTTTTACTTAATGTTTCGAATCTTTTATATTTTTTTAATTTATCACCCTCATGCTTTTTTAATTCTTGGTTATACTTCATCTCCATATACCGGCATACATGTGGATTTTTGTTTGAGTCTGTAAGTCTACTTGCTATTTCAGTAGGTCCCTCTGGCTTGTTAGATTTATAGCCAGCTCTTTTTGCTGCTTCAACTTTAGAAATCTCACCCCAATTAGATACATAAATATCAACAAAAGCTTTTTGCTTTAATGTTAATTCATTTGTAGATTTCAAAGTATTTTTTCTTTTGGCCATTTCTTGACCTAATATATCATGGAATGTTTCCTAATACACTTCACTACGAACAAAAAATTATAAAAAATATTTCTAAAAAATGCGTCCTCTGTGTCATATTTCTGCCTTATTCCTAAAACTAACTGTTTTTTCCTAGGAAATTCCTAGTGTTTTCCTAGTTTAAAATGCTCTAGAATTGTTGTATATCAATGTTTTTCCTAGAACTTGCATAAAAAAGGGCTATTTCAAAAAAAAAATAAAAAAATGTTTGTAAGAAACTGTATTGGGAAAAAGCTCTGAGGCCTTGCGGCCCCTTTTTAATTGTCCATAACATTACCCCCTCCTTAGCTTTATGACCGCACTTTTGATTTATTCAATAGCCCTGAGGACCGTGAGCCGTGGTGCTTGTCCCCCTTACCCACTACCCTAATTCTAGAAAAAAAATTTTTACGCTAGACAACGAACTATATACAACCATCACGATCCACGTACCTATTAGTGGTAAACTTCACTTGTCCT